GGGTCGCCCGCCTCCTTCCTTGCCAGTTCCCTAAAGAAAAAGGGCAGGAGCCGAAGCCCCTGCCCGTGCGGTTAGCCTAGGAAGGCTAACCGTTCCTCGGCTGTGTAATTATGGTCTGGGGCACTGCCTATCCACATCATCCGGCTTTTTCGTTTTGCGGTCAGCGCCGCTTTTGGATTCATTGAGTAGTAATACTCAACCTCGGGGCCGTTGCCCCAATTCCCTTGTACGATGGGCCAATTCGACACTGATCCATCGTTAAAAACTTGGTACGCAATACCACGGCTGTCGATGCGGAACATAGTTTGAGTCTCCTTTAAGGTGGGGGCGATTGCTCGCCCCCTGTTGGTTAAACTATTTCCCATCCCGCAAAGGGGGGGATGGTGTATTCTCCCTCAATGTGGATCGGGCGAATCTGCATCCCCCCGATTCTCTCATCTAACTCCCGGTTAATCGGGAGTGTCAGGTGGTCATACACCACTTTCCAGAATTCTTCGTCGCCATTTTGGTCCGCGCCTTCTACTGCCAGCATAGCGGCGCGTACTAGAGCCATGTGCTCTTTATACGTTTTCATCGCGGGGTTCACCGCCCCCGCGATAAGCCTTTCGGCTTCCTCAGGGCAAGGGTACTTATGTACCCCTTCTATCCCCACGTAAGGGGTCGCAGTAGCGTGATACCATTCACCCCCAACGACAGTACTATAAGTACGCATAGTATAAGACTCCTCAATCGGTCACGCCTATCGCGACCGTGGATACATTATGGCGAAGCTATCGCTATATGTCAACTAGCGGTAGCGCGACCCCACCCTACCCCGACCCCCCAAAGCCACAGAACGGAGTCCCGCTCTCTATCTATATACTAATCTGCACATCCCATCCTACATTTTTGAAATCCCCCTCCTTCCCCACGTTACTAAGTTAGCTTCGCTTCCTATGTAACTAAGTTAGCTTCATCCCTACACCATTACTCAGTCACACACAACTTCACTCCTTATATATAGGAACACCCCCCGGTGCCTTTTCAAATCGCGCACCCCCCACCCCTATATTTTTCAAAAAATACTATCTATACTAAGTATCCATACCATAACCCATAGATCCAAACCTCTATGACGGCGATAAAAATCACACCAGACTTCGACCATCCACTGGAACTGCACACTCCGGAGTATGAAGAGGTCTACGATCCGGAAACGAACGCTACCAAGTTCGTGCTGACAACCGGCAGCAACTACAAGGCTCGCTGGGTTCGTGCCGTGCAAGAAGAACGCTCGCTCGCTGACTCGGTGCGTATCTCGGCGAAAACCACGGAGCGACTGATCGCCTACGGAATGGATCTCCGTGCGGACAGCAAGGAACAGGATGCGTGGCTCGAAAAGCATCCACACAGGAAGAGTACGCAGGAAGTAAATCGCCTTCCCGCCGGAATGCCCCCCATCGAGTTATTCAAGCTCGTCCATTCGACTATGAGAAACGACGCGGTGGTAAACATCCCTGCGAAGTACAAGCTGACCGAAGGACTGTACAAGACAATCATTGATGAGTGCGGAGAAGCTCTTCGCGTGCCGCTGATGGATAAGGAGCTTACTCTCGGCGGTAAGAAACTACATATTCGGAATACTATCAACCGGAACCATGTCAAGACGGCATACAACCAACTCAATAAGGAACCTCTTCCCCCGCCGGATATCTATACAAGTGCAGTGGGTGCAAGGCTATCCGCCCTGCTGAACGAGTACGACAAGCAGGTTGTCAAAGACGCTGCCCAGCTACGGACGTATATTACGAACCGGCTGATTGAAATCTCTAGTTGCGGACAGACCAAGGACGAGCTTCGGGCATTGGAATTGCTAGGTAAGATATCCGACATCGGTTTGTTCACGGAAAAGAGCGAGATTACGGTTACCCATACAACCTCCGCGTCGCTTGAACACGCCATCAAGGACAAGATCAACAGGCTGCTGGGTAAGACAGAGGTTGATATTTCTGATGCAGACTTCCGCCCCCTGCCCAAATCTTTGGTGCCCATAACGCTGGAACACAGGGAAGACGAGAATGGCGACTAATACGCAGCGTACACCGATGGCGCACGACTACAACCTCAGTGCCACGGAGCTTGAAACACTGCTGAAAGTACTGCCGACCCTGCCGGATGCGGAAAAACGCTCACTTCTCATGGACTTGGAGCGCTACGAGCGTGCAGTTTATCGAGAAAAAGCGCAGACTAGCTTCATCGAGTTCGTGCAGAGGATGTGGCCGGGGTTCATTTCCGGGCGGCACCACAAGATCATGGCGAAAGCCTTCGAACGGGTGGCCCGAGGAGAGTTGAAACGGCTCATTATTAATATGCCGCCGCGCCATACCAAATCGGAATTCGCGTCATATCTGCTTCCGGCATGGTTTTTAGGGCAATTTCCGGGCAAAAAGGTCATCCAGACCTCACATACTGCTGAATTGGCGGTCAATTTCGGTCGAAAAGTCCGAAATTTGGTCGATGATGAGAAATACCGAGAAATTTTCCCTGATCTGGTGCTTGCAGCAGACTCGAAAGCTGCAGGACGCTGGAATACGAGTCAAGGCGGCGACTATTTTGCTATCGGTGTGGGCGGTGCGGTGGCCGGTAAGGGTGCCGACCTACTCATTATTGACGATCCGCACTCAGAACAAGAGGCGGCCATCGCTGAGGCCAATCCCGAGATCTACGACAAGACTTACGAGTGGTATACCTCCGGCCCAAGACAGCGCCTGCAGCCGGGTGGGGCCATTATCGTCGTCATGACTCGATGGTCCAAGAAAGATCTTACGGGTCAAGTACTTAAGGCGTCTGCTCAGCGTGCCGGTGAAGAGTGGGAGGTCATCGACTTCCCTGCTGTGCTGCCGTCTGGCAACCCGCTGTGGCCCGAGTTCTGGCCGCTGGAGGAGTTGGAGGCACTCAAGAAGGAGTTGCCGTTCTCCAAGTGGATGGCGCAGTACATGCAGCAGCCGACATCCGACGCCGCTGCTATTATCAAGAGAGAGTGGTGGCAGGAGTGGGAGGAGGACGAGCCGCCGCAGTGTGAGTTCGTCCTGATGTCGTGGGATACGGCGTTTGAGAAACACAACCGTGCGGACTACAGTGCGTGCACAGTCTGGGGTGTGTTCTACATGGACGACGGGGGGCATGACCCCGAGGTGCATCCGGACGACAGAGGCAAGCCGCAGGCACACATCATCCTCTTGAACGCCTTCCGGGATCGACTGGAGTTTCCAGACCTGAAACGCTTGGTATTACGTGAGTATAAGGAATGGCAACCGGACGGTCTTATAATAGAGAAGAAGGCGAGCGGGGCACCCCTGATCTACGAGTTGAGGTCGATGGGGATACCGGTGCAGGAGTTCACCCCGACGAAGGGCAACGACAAGATCAGCCGCCTAAACGCAGTTTCGGATATCTTCGCCTCCGGTCGCGTGTGGGCACCCGCAACAAGCTGGGCAGAGGAAGTGATTGACGAAGTTGCTTCATTCCCTGCCGGAGAACATGACGACTACGTCGATACCGTGTCGATGGCCCTAGCAAGATTTCGACAGGGTGGCTATGTTCGTAGTATTCTGGATGAACCAGACGACGAGCTGGCCTACATGCGCCGCCGAGCAAATACGAAATCGTATTATTGAGGAATTCTAGATGGCACTGGATGATGACATTGAAGTAGAGATTGTTGACGACGGCAGCACACTTCCGGGGGAGGAAGAGCCGGAACTTGACACGCTTAGTGGCATCGAGGTGCTTATCGCAGAAGAAGACGAGTTCGAAGAGGAAGAGGACACCGAGGCCGATGAGGATGGGTTCAATGAGAACCTTGCAGACACGATAGATGATTCTGTGCTTTCATCTATTTCAACCGACCTGATTGAAGAGTTTCAAGCAGATGTCGATTCCCGAAAAGATTGGATACAGACCTACACGGATGGACTTGAGCTTCTCGGTCTTAAGATTGAGAAGCGCACCGAGCCGTGGGCAGGAGCCTGCGGAGTCTTCCATCCCCTGCTGTCAGAAGCGGTGGTCAAGTTCCAGTCTGAAACCATCATGGAGACCTTCCCGGCATCGGGTCCGGTAAAGACCAAGATCATTGGTAAGGAGACTCCGGAGAAATCCAAGGCCGCCGAGAACGTCCGTGAGGATATGAACTATCAGCTTACGGAAGTCATGACGGAGTATCGCGCCGAGCATGAGCGGATGCTGTGGGG